CCCCTAATCCAACTTTCTTTGAGGCGGGGCCAAGTTTCCATTTAGGGTCACCAAACTCAGCCCACTCGCCATAAGTGTCCCAATCGGGCCACTCCCGGCAAATGTAAACATTATCCCTCTCATCCACAGCAGCCCAGATCGAGACATAGTTTCTAGCACCCGCAGGGTCCACCACCTGATAAATGGTATACCTAGCCTTGTTGGACACATCGGGAAATTTCATCCCATACTTGTTTTCCTTCTCATCACTCAACACATTCACCTCAGTGTTAAATAGAGGAAGGAGAGAGGTCATGCTTTTGACCGGAACACCATACGCCCGGACGAGTATCTCCTCCTCCGGTCTACCCCTCAAGTCTTTCGCTATACGCTCGTATCCCCCGAATGGGTTTTCGTCGGAATGCAAATAGACCACAGAAGCATCCCTAGAGGGGCTGTACTGCCGCACAGGGACTTCCCGACCCCTAATGAGGGCTGCATCCCTAGTTTCCAATGTCTCGACGTTCTTGAGGTAGTCAGAGATGAAAGGCGTGTAGCCATCTATAGGTGTAAACCCTACACCCATCACAGCATCTCTAGTGGCTAAACGAAACCTCAATGTGTTGACTAGCGCAGCATCACCCAAATATTCATCCAACCAAGCTCCAATATTGATCCCCACCGGATCCGGAAACCCATATTCGAACCCTTCAAGGATGGTTTGGTTGTTAGAAAACTGAGTGTATGTCTTGAAATCTACCCTAGTTCGGGTGTCTGGAAAGATGAAGCTCTTGCCAGTGAATCCATTTTGCATGGAGAAGTTGATATAACCATCCATGCTTTTGGTCTTCTTCTTCATCTCCCGAGGCATCATCTCCCATATCGCAGCTTGCTGCACCTTAATGGAGGTGTCCTCATTCTGGCTAAAGCATACCAAATGACCGTCCCGGCTTTCCGTAACGGCCTCCATCACTATCTTCGCAAAACCAGTGGTCTTACCAGACCTGTTCCCCCCGAGAGCCAAGCACTCATTATAGCTTTGCAACCCCTCGCGGATGCGTTCCCAACCCGGCAGATCAAACCCATAACGGATGGGATCGTTTACACTTGCCTCTATACGCCCCTCATGTGCCTTGTGAAGCTGTTTTAGCAGCGGGAGGTTATGATCGTATAGCCAAACTATCTCCTCAGCTGTAGGGGCTTCTAGGAAGGGATGTTCTGTAAAACTAATCATCTATCCAATCAATCTTCTGCAACTCTTGTTGAGACTTCTTCGCAACAAGGGCCAACAACACCGCTAGGTTTTCTTGGAAATGTTCACTATCCACTTTGTTAAAGATGTCATATTCAAACCCATTGTCAGTGATGGAAGCCACCAACACCGTTTCCCATTCCGGAACAATGGTGTCCAAGGACTTCTCAACAAGCTGCATGTTTTTGTTCATATTACTCAATGATCCTTCTTATCCCATGTCTAATTGGAGCCACCCGAAATGGGCTACGCTCAATGGTGGAGGAAGTGGGAGTTGCACCCACGTCCGGAAAGGACACTGCCTCTTCCGTCGAATCTATGTTTCCCCCGAAAATACGCTCCCAGCCCCGATCGTATGCATCCCTATCGGTGGTCCTGTCTCTGTCGCCTTTACCGTTCATCAATTATCTCCGCAGGTATAGCACCCTCAGCCATCTGGCTACGGGCTTGTTCCATGAGTTTTTTGTAGTCGTCGTCCGTCCATACCTTCTCTTCCCGGCTAATACTCGTTGCCTCCCCCCGAGCCAGCATAGCTTCGCGGCTACTGTTAGCCTTGGCAATGGAGATGTCCTTGATGTCCTTGAAGGTGGGCTTTAGCTCACCACTATCCATGCCATCACGAACACTCTCAATCATGTCCTCCTCCAGGCTAGTAATGTTGAGGTAGGAGTAGGAGGCTAGCTTACCCCCGAGTTCACGCCATTTACCCAACTGGTCAGCATAGGTGGAGATGATGCGTATCACCGTCGCCCTGTCATACTTGTACTTCTTGACCAAGCAGGTTTGGGACTTCCCCTGGGAATGGAGGAATAGAATGTGGGCAGCCTTCTGCGGATCGTACCGCTCCAAGAGCTTGACGTGTGGAGGAGCAGCAGCCTCAGCTCGACGGAGTTCGTCTTCAATGGATGCTAGTAACTCGTGCTTTATGGCTGCTTTATCGTCCTCCACGATGGGAGAATACCAAAACGGAGCCTTGAAGTCAACAAATTTTAGAAGGGCAGTTTATGAGTAGTAGTCACCGTGGCTCGCGGGAGTTGACTCCCCCCCCCCTCTTTTGATTTGGCTCGTCACTGTGGTAAGCGTTAGACGGTACGAGCGTAGCGAGTTCTATTATTGCCGCGAAGCGGAAGGTATAAGCGAAGCGCACCTATAACGAGCGAAGCGAGTTCTGTTATTTCCGGCGGGCGGATACGGGAAAGCCGGAAGCGGTCGCGCGTGGGTGGCGCTTTCGCTTCCGGCTGGGGGATGGGTTCCGGCGTGGCTAGTATCCGAGCAACAGAAGAATGAAGAACAGGATAGGCGCCAAAAGTAGACAAAGTCCTACTATGAGCGCGGCGGCGGTTTCTTCCTCGGGTGTACGCCTCATGTCCACGCCTCCCGGATAGCAATCCAAACAATGGCCTGCAACTCGAACCCGGCCAGACCTTCACGCTCGGCGGCGGCCAAGTGCAACCGCTCAAGGCGTCGGTACTGGCATTCAGTCGGGGACTCCTGGCAGTCGGGCGGCTCGGGTAGTCGGGCAAGCTCGCCCGGCGGGACAAGTGCTGATCTCATGGCCCAGGCGTCAATCGTGCAGCGGGCTGGGTCCAGTCGGCTGATGTTGAGGGCGAAGGCGTGGGTCTTCGGGGCCGTGTCGCTGATCGGCTCGCCGTGAAGGGCGGCCCAAGCTTTACGGCGGTTGGCGTGGGGTGTGCAGACCGTCACGCTCTCCTGTGGTTCTCCGGCGGCCCAAGCGGTCGCCAGGTTGGCGGCGTCAATCGTGTTCCGCTCCCAGCGGTTCCTGGGGCTGAGGGCTGCGATCGCTGAAGCTGCTGCGTGGCGGGTGATCCCTACCCGGGCCGCTAGATTGGCGGCGAATTCCTGGGCGGCTGGATACCAGGCCAGGCCTTCGGACCGCTGGCGGTCCGTGGCAACTCGAAGCCACGAGCGGAGCCGGGCCGCGATGGCCCGGTCTGATGTTTCGGAAAGGCGCCTCATTGTTCGAACCCCTTTTCGAAGCTGGCAAGGGTCAACTTGCGGGTGACATCCATAACGGCGGCGGCGGACTGGCGGACTAGGACGGCGGAGCCGTTGCGGACTACCTGGAAGTGGATGTCCAAGTATGGGTTATACCACACCTGCTCGGCCTTGACCAAGCGGATCGAGTCGCGAAGCAAGCCGATTGAAAAGGCGTGTACGTTCTTTTTGCCTTCCCGGATTACCCGGTTCCGGCCCTTTTGGCTAACTTTCCAGTCAACGTCTTCAAGGCAAACAGCCTTTGAGTGAGCTTTGACGATTCCGTCTTGCATGATGGAAAAGCATTTGCTTGATAGGTTCCGGTAAACTTTTACCGGGCGGTTCCGATCGAGTCGGTACCGGGGGTTAGAGCGGTTACGAAATCGTAACTCGCTGGTTCTGTATTCCGCCGTGGCGGTTGGTGTTGTGTTAGTCATCGTCAAAAATACTATCACTTTTTCCTCCCATTGTATATTCGTGATGTTACCTAATTTTGCCACTTTTTTTCTACGTAGTTTTGCTTATGTTCCACGTGGAACAATATAATTTGGGCGTATCGGTAGTTTTACCTAGTCGCCTAGGTAGTTGGGGTGGGTACGTAGGTAGTAGGTAAAAACACCTAGAAGCAAAAATTTGGTCCGAAGGACCAGCACCCATCCGGGGGTCCACTAGGGGAGTGTGCCTAACCTAGGGGAGTGTGCTTGGACATCACTGCTTTACTGTAAAATAACAAAATGGAGATGAGGGTTTGACAGATAGGGGAGTGTGCCTAGTGTGGTGGGGATGACTAACCACTATAAGGACATGCACGGCGACCGATGGTCGATAGAATTTGAGTTTTGGGACGAATCCGTTGGGATAACGGATGTCCTAAAAAACGGGGAGCAAATACCGTTGGATATGATATCCGAGGATTGGCTTGAGAAAGAGGAGGACAGAATCGAATGCGAGGCATTTGGGTTCCAAGTACACTCCTAAAAGGGACCCTCGGTCCAGCCGAGGCACTACTCGCCGGGTACATCGGCGGGTGGCCTGATGGCTGTTTCGCTTCCAATCAGCGTATTGGAGAGGACATCGGATTGTCTGAACATTACGTTCAGGAATTGATTGGCCGCTTGGTTAAGCGGGGCGTCATCCAGAAGATGGGACGCAACCACACACGGAAGATGCGCCTCTCAAAAAGGTACGCGCCTGATGCTATAGCCCAAGGCTAATGATGCTATAGCCCAACATATAACATAGAAAACATAAGTAATAACTAACAATATGACTAACAGTAAGAATAATGATAATGGTTTAGCGTCAGAGGTGTCTGACGCTTTCGGCTCCGCCGTACAGCCCGCCCTCGGCGTAGGCTTTTTTATTAACCCTCCATCCTATCAACACTTCGTTCCCGAGATGGACGGCGACTCAGGGTTTACCCCTATGGAACGCCTCTACATGGAGGAGCTTGAAAGGCTGGAAAATGAGCCAACGCCGGAGCAGGTGGACCAATTGTTCAACGCATTAGGAGGGAGCTTCAAATGAGTAATTTCGTAGAAACCAAACTATCCGACCTCTACATCCGCAATGCCATTATGTTTGGCATCGCCATGCTGGAGGAATCAATCAACCATGTGGATGTCCCAGACGAGATGTCTCAAGCTGCCTTTGATGCAGCCGTCGAACCCCTGAAGCCATTGTTCGCTGAACTACGCGAGTCATGCCTCAAATTCATCGACGAGAATGAGGAACACCTCATCGCCCACGTCAAGGAGTCCGCCGAAAAGGGACTGAAGGAGGGCTGGGATGCATAGAATACATGGCATTCCTCTGCCGGGCAGACTAAAAAACGGTTGGTTCTTCGACCCGATCAAGG